CCAGCTCGCCGACGCCCTCAACGTCGGCTACTACCAGCCCGCCCTCAAAGCCGCAGGCGTCAAGAACCCCGAGAAGAAGACCCTCTGGTTCGACATCGCCGCCCTCACCGTCCGGCCCAACCGCTCCGAGCAGGCCATGCAGTTCGCCGACAAGGAGTACATCTCCGAGAAGGCCGCCCGCGACAACGCCGCGTTCTCCGACGACGACGCACCCACCGACGAGGAGAAGGTCTACAAGCTGGTCAAGGCCCTCGTCCTGGCCCAGCCTGCCTACGCAGGCGACCCCGAGGTCCAGAAGATCCTCAACCTGCCGAAGATCTCCCTGCCCGCCCCTCCGCAGGCCGAACCTCAGCCCGGCGAAGAGGACATGCTGAACCCCGGCGACGAGGGATACGACGAGGCAGGCTCCGAACCGGCCGACGCCGGGAACCGGCCCCTGCCGAACCTGCCGTCCGTCGCCGAAGCCGAAGCCGGGGCCGCGCAGCCGAAGAAGGGCGGCAAGCTCGGGCAGCTCGCCGCGTCCGCCCGCGTCAACGACAACGCCCTGTTCTACGCCGCCGACGGCGCGGTGCGCCGCGCCCTGGAGCTGGCCGGAGGACGCCTCGTCCCCGGCCCTCAGCGGGCCGCCTACGCCGTCCCGAAGCACGAGCTGCACACCCGGAAGGTCCCGACCGAGCAGCGCGTCCCGGCGCTCCTGGCGGGCGCATGGGTGCATGTGCGGGAGCAGGCCCCCGGACTGGGCGTCGACTCGGACAAGCTCGAGGAGCTGCTGGGCGGCTACTGCACCGAGCTGCTGACCCGGGGCATGGCCCACGACCCGGAGCTGCTGCGGGAGACGCTGACCCGGGCTCGGGGAGACCTCGCGCCATGATCGAAAACGACGGTGAGATGAGGGCCTACCAGTGACTCAGCCGAACATCCCCACTGTTGCGGACCAGCAACAGGCAGCCGTCGAGGTCTTCGCCCAGTACGAACCCGCCCTCTACGAGGCGTACCTGGAGATGATGCTCGAGTGGCTGGCCGCCGTGCACACGGCCATGTTCACCGGCGGAGTCGCCAGCCTCGGACTCGTCCCCGACCCGATGAGCGTGTTCTCCAAGACGCCCATGTGGGACGAGCTGACCGACAAGTACACCGAGCAGGTCGCCCGGGAAGTCCTGTCCCGCCCGTACAAGGATCTGTTCGCCAACGGGACCCTCTTCGAGTCCAGGCCGTTCGTCCGGAACTGGATCGCCGACCGGCAGAACCGCCTCCAGAACGTCCCGAACGAGGTCTTCGGTCTCGTGCAGCACGTCATCGACTCGGCCACCACCAACGGGGCCAGCATCGACGACGTCACCAAGCAGGTCGAGGAGCTGTTCTCCTCCACCGACATCGAGACGTGGAAGAACCGCGCCCGCACCGTCGCCCGCACGGAGGTCGTCGGCGCGTACAACGGCGGCCTGTACGACGCGTTCGCCATGGTCGTCGATGCCGACCCGGAAACGCCGTGGGTGAAGCGGTGGCTCGCCACCGAGGACCACCGGACCCGCCCGGACCACAAGGAGGCCGACGGGCAGGTGGTGCCGTGGAATGAGGCGTTCACCGTCGGCGGCTTCCAGATGATGTACCCGCACGACCCGTCCGCGCCGCCGCAGGAGGTCATCAACTGCCGGTGCACGATGCTGCTCGAGGTCGAGGGCGAGCCGACGGACATGGGGAACCGGGGCTACAAGGGCGTGACCGCGTCCGGCAAGAGCCTGGCCATGGCAGCCTCAAGATCAAAAACGAAGGGAAAGGCCGTGTACGAGCCCTTCCAGGACGACGGCGGACCCCTCGAGATCACCCGGCGGCCCAGCATCCGCAAGCCCGCCCCTACCACCGTCACCCCGTGGTCCCCCAAGATGTCCGCCCCTACCGGTAACGTGCGAGGCGGCAGCAGCGCAGCAGGCAAGGAGTAGACGGTGGCGACGCTCGGGGACACGTACCGCGCCCACGACGCCTGCTCGCTCACCGCCTGCCTCAACCCGCTGCACCCCGGCCCGTGCAAAGGCTGGCGAGGCCACCCCGAAGAGGAGTTCCACCGGGCCACCCGCCACGCCAAGAGCGGCATCGGCGCGTACAACACCGCCCGTGGCGTCAAGGGTGCCAAGATGTCCATCCGCCGCGCCCTGCTCTCCTACGTCAACGATCAACCGCAGCCTGCGCTTCTCCAAGGGCAAGGGCTCCAACGACCGGAAGATCCTCTCCGAGATCAAGGCCATGGACGCCGCCATGGCCCAGTCGAAGCTGACCAAGCCGATCGTCGTGCAGCGCGCCATCAGCCCGTCCGCGTTCGGCGGCCTCGACACCAACCTGGACCTGACCGGCGTCGAGTACACCGACCACGCGTTCGGCTCGACCGGCACCGACCTGAGCCTGATCCTCAAGCACTTCCACACCACCACCAGCGGCAAGCGACCCCTGATCGCCGACATCACCGTCCCCAAGGGCTTCGGTGCCATCCGCGTCCCGCCCGGCCAGTGGGGTGATGAGAAGGAGATCCTGCTCGACCGTGGCGCGCACTTCCGCGTCGTCAAGGACCACGGCTTCATCGACACCCCGCAGGGCCGCTTCCGGCACGTGCAGCTCGAGGTCGTCCCCGGCAGCAAGCCGAAGGCCGGAGAGATCGACCTGGGTGAGAAGAACCAGCAGCACCGCACCAGCGTCACCGCCAGCTCCCTGACGGACTGGGACCACGACGACGAGTGCCGGACCGGCGAGTTCTGCATGCAGACCCACAAGCCCGGCCTGTGCAAGGGCCAGAAGCGCGGCCAGACCGAGCCCGGCACGCAGCAGGAGACGGCGAAGAACCCGTCCACCGTCGCGAAGATCGCCGTGCAGGGCCTGACCAACGCCATCGGCCGAGCCCAGCAGATCGCGCAGGCGAACGCTGTCCGTGACCCCGCGCTGGCCGCCAAGGCGCGCAAGGCGGCAGCCGCCTACGCCAAGGCCCTCAAGCCGCACCAGCAGACGCTGAAGGACGCCGCGAACACCGACGACAAGGCGAAGCGCACCGCCGACCAGGACGCCCGCCAGCAGGACGCCATCGACAAGCGCGACCAGAAGAAGCGCGAGACGCTGAAGAAGCGCGCCCAGGCCATCGTCGACCGCCGGAAGCGGCAGGCCGCCGAGACCGCGAAGCTGAAGAAGATGACGACCAAGCAGGCTGCCGCCTACCGCAAGGCACGGGCGGAGAAGGCCCGCAAGCAGCGCGAGGCCCGGGAGAACAAGCTCATCAAGCAGGCCAACGCCGCGTAGCCTGCCCGTATGGCACGGAAGCTGGGCAAGGGCTTCTACATCGAGCACCGGATCAAGCTCCCGAACGGGGGCTGCGTCTGGGGGTTGCGCATCCAGGAGCGGAAGGCTCGCCGGATCAAGCGGGCGCGGGAGAAGGTGGCGTTCCAGCGGGAGCTGGCGTCCGGCGAGTAGCCCCTTCAAGATCAAAAACAATCGCTATGATCTCGGCATGGCGACCTCGCTCGGGCAATTCAGCGTCACGTTCACCGCCCCCAAGATCGACATCGCGGTGTACGAGCTGATCACCGGGAAGCGGTACTTCAGCATCCCGGCCATCGTCGCTTCCATCGGCAACGCCGCAGGCGACGAGCTGGGCGGCCCCGCCGCCGTGCTGGCCGCCTGCACCGGATTCATCCACCAGGACGATGACGCCCACGAGACCTGCTCCCTGACCGCCTGCCTGAACCCGCTGCACCCCGGACCGTGCAAGGGCTGGAAGGGCAACCTGTTCAAGGTCGCCCCGAACGCCTACCACGCACTCGAGTCCGCCCGGGTCGAGAAGGCCAACGCCGCCCGCCTCGCGAAGATCAAGGCGCTCAAGGACGCCGGGAAGCCCATCCCGAAGAAGCTGCTCCAGCCGATCGTCGCCAAGCCTCACCCGCACGCGGGCAAGACCGCCAACTCGGCCACCGGCGAGGCCCACGCCGCCGGTAAGGCCGTCTCCGACGCCGGTGGCGTGCACGTCAACGAGCCCGGCAAGGTCACCCTCGGGCAGGCCGTCAAGCAGATCCAGGCCACCGACGCGACCAACGAGAAGGGCGCGAAGGGCAAGAAGCCCACGGTCGCCTCGAAGGGCATCGCGACGGTCATCGCCCAGGAGAAGGTCACCCCGCAGTACAAGCTCGACAAGGCCGCGAAGATCACCGCCGAGCAGTGGAACGCCCTGTCCTCCGATGAGAAGTCGATCATCCGGGGCGAGCTGGCGAAGATCCAGAAGGAAGGGTTCGGCCCGCAGCAGAAGAAGGCCACCGAGCTGCTGGACGCGCTGCCCGCCGAAGGGCTGAAGGGCGGCGGCACCGACACCGTCACCACCCCCAAGGGCCAGGTGATCCAGAAGGTCACCCTGAAGGACACGGCCGCCGACGTCGACATCCCCAACACCGCGTCGCCGCTGGGCACCCAGAAGCTGCTCAAGAAGGTCGGCTCGCTCGACGTCACGTTCGCCAAGGGCACCGACTACGAGAAGACGTTCAAGGACGTCGGCCTGACCGGCGACCACGAGCACAAGCTCATCACCGAGGGCAAGGGCAACTGGTACATCACCGACAAGGACGGGAACAAGCTCCAGTTCCTGTCGAAGTCCGGCGGCGTGCACCTGGCCAAGCCCGGCTCCAAGATCGAAGTCAAGGAGATGAAGCAGGTCGGCGGCACCCCGACGCCGCCCGCTGAGCCGTCGAAGCCGAAGCTCACGCCCGAGCAGCAGGCGAAGATCGACGCTGTCGTCCAGGCGCACGAGGGCACCAAGCCCGTCGTCCAGGAGATGAAGGAGCCCGCCGCGCCCAAGGCCGGGCCGTCCAGCGCCGCGCAGGCCAACGCCATCGCCGAGATCTCCAACGCCCTGCCCACCGTGAAGTCGATGCCCGAGGGTGCCTCGGAGAAGCTGGTCCAGGCGTTCGACAAGCTGAAGGAGAAGGGCGACCTCGGGGACACCCTGCCGTTCAAGAAGGCCGTCACCGCGCTGGCCACCGCCGCGCTGAAGACCGCCTCCGACGACAAGGTGCCGGGCGTCGGGCACGGCGACAACGACATCCACAACGGCACCCTGCACAAGGAGATCGCCGAGCACATCCTGGCGGGCAAGACGGGCCTGCCGCCGATGGTCGCCAAGATCGTCAAGCACCACGAGGCCAAGGCGGACCACGAGGCGAAGGTCGCCGAGTCCGAGGCCAAGATCAAGGCGGCCGAGCAGAAGCTGGGCGACCTCAAGGCCAAGGGCGAGGAGAACCAGGCTGCCCTCGACGTGCTGAAGAAGCAGACCGCGCTCGAGACGCCCGACGGGATCCCCTACACCACCAAGACGCCGACCAACGTCGTCAAGGACATCCAGAAGAACGGATATGCCGACCTGATCCTG